AAATTTAATGTTGCCACTTGACCCGTCGGTAACTGCACCCGCAAGCATGTCAATTTGCTGGGTGAATGTCGCCATCTCCAGTTTCGCGCCTTCCAATGTAGTTTCATACATCCCAAATTCACCATACGCGTTCGAAACCTCTTGAATCATTGCGTGGAATGGATGACTAAATTCAGTCGTCGCAATGCGGAATGCGTTTTGCTGGTCGATAGTTTCGCCAGTTTCTTTCTTATATTTCGCAAGGACTTCGTTCAACTTTCGTTGCGCTGGGACCATTTGTTTCATCGCCTCGACGGCGCGTTGCGTTGCTTCCTCCAATTGCTCTTGCGCCGCCATCATGATGACCCGTTTGGCCATCTGCTCATTCAAATGTTTTTGTGCATTTGCGATGTCCAAAACCGAATCGCGTTCGGTCAGCAACTTGGGTAAATAGTCTTTGTAGTTTTTATTTAAATCCTTGATGATGCTTGAACGCTCCTTGCTCCCTAAATTTTCATCCTTGAGCAATTCCAACATATCGTTTGCGGTCGATTTGCGAACTTCCATTGTCGCGATTTCATCGCTGACGGCATCGTTGTAATCTTCCTCAATATCTGCCGCCTCCTTTTTTCTTTGGCTATAAGCAAAGATTGCCGCGCCTAATGCTACAACACCAGCGATGGCCGCACCAACGGGGTTTGATTTGATGGCTAAATTGAACGCCTTTTGAACTGCGGTCGCAATCTTTGTCGCGGTGGATGATGCGGTGATTGCAGTTTTTAGTGTGGTAAAATTTCGAACCAATCCACCCACGGCGTACACTCCGGGACCAACCGCCGCAAGAACGGCGGCAAAGGCAACGGCGAATTTCTTGGTCGCTGGCGATGCGTTGTTCAATTTTCCCGCAAGAACGGCAATCCCTTCAACCATTGGGACGATGGCTTCGGCGATAATCTCACCAAAGGAAATGCCCAAACCTTCCATGGCAGATTCCAAACGCTTGCCCGCACCATAGGCATTGTCGCCCATGATATCCGCCATTTCCTTGGCGGCACCCGCTGACGATTCAAATGATTGGGTCAACGGATCGATTTGGTCGACACCTTCCGCAAGAATCAACAACGCCGATTGTGCCGAACGGCCAACCTCATCTTTAGCATCCGCAAGGTTCAACCCAGTTTTCGCAAGGTTCGCAATCGCGCCTTCTACATCACCGCCCGTGGCACCCAATTCGGAAATGATACGGCGTAAGGCGGTACCCGCTTGGCTTCCTTTGATACCATTGTTGGCCAACACCGCCAACATCGCGGATGTTTGTTCCAATGACATCCCGGCGGACTTCGCAACGGGCGCCACATATTTCATGGATTCCGCGAACTTGTCCATGTCCAACGCCGATGAACTGAATGACGCCGCCATCACATCGGTCACACGTCCCGTTTCGCTGGCGTCTAATCCAAACGCCCGCAATGTAGAACCGGCCACCTCTGCGGCACGCGCCAAATCACTCCCCGAGGCTTGCGCCAATGCCAATGTTGATTCTGTGACCTTGGTGATTTCGGTGGCGCTAAAACCAAGTTTCGCGAACTCCGTTTGCAGTTGCGCCACTTGGCTGGCGCTGAACATCGTCGACGCCCCAAGTTTTTTGGCGTTATCCGATAAGGCTTTGAATTCTTCCGCGGTGGCACCCGAAACGGCTTTCACCTTCGACATCTCCGCCTCGAAATTCTTGAACACCGCAAACGACGCACCGCCCATTGCCAATATTGGGGCGGTCACGGACATCGACATATTCTTGCCGAATTGTTGCATCTTCCGCCCCATTTGGTCCATCGCCCGTCCGGCTTTGTTTAGACCTTTTTGAAATGGCGCGATGTTCGCCGTTAGTTTGTAGTTAAGACTTGAAAGACTTGCCATTGGCTTTTGCGCGTTCTTTGCGTTTGTTTATTACATCCAAAATTTCGCCCCGCGTCCAAACCTTGCGGTCTTTTTTCGGTTCGGTTTCCCAAGGAAACACAATCAAATCTTTCGGTTTGATTCGCTTCTTTGTGTGCGGATTTAAAAGGATCGTTGTCATCCAACGTGTCCTTTCCCAATCCCCTTGTTCTTTTCGGTTCTGCTTTTCGTTCCAACCATTCACCAAGTTGCCCCATTCGCGGGGCAAAAGGTCATAAAATTGGGACGGCATCAAACCAATTTGACCGAACGCGAACGCTTCCAATGTGTCCCATGTAGGAACGTCCGTTGGCTTTTGACCCGTTCGGTCAACTACTTTTTTGCGCCTTTATCGGAAAATTGTTCTTCAAAGATTGCGAAGGACTTTTCAATCAATCCTTCGTCCTCATCAATCCAATCCGCGATGTCGGCCACATCATAACGGAACGGCGATTTTTCTTTTCTCGCCCCGTCTTTAAATCCGCAATACATCAGCGTGATGGCTTGGTCCAAAGTCATATTGTCCCCAAGTGATTCCAGTTGCGCCAATGTTGTTCCCGTCATTCTTGAGAATTCACGCAAGGCGTTGAATCCAAATCGTATTGGGTGTTTTCTGTCACCGATTTCAATGATGTGTGTCATTTTCTTTTTGTTTTGTTGTTATGTAATAAAGGGACCGCCCGATGGACGGCCCCGTTTGTCTTATGCTACTGACGCTTGCGTCAATGTGCCCGTTCCAGTGAATGAGAATGAGTAAGTCACATTTTCTTCAACGCCCGCTTCTTGCTCGTAAGAAACCAAGTACGCGTCACCAGTGTAGTCAATTTCACCGCTTGTTTCCGAACCGAATTTCACTTTTACAAGTGTGCGGTTTGATAACAATGTGAAAAGATCTTCCGGTGTGTCGTAATCTCCCGTAATTGAGTAGGTGACCAATCCGTCGCCGCTCAATGACCAAGATTTTAGACCTTCCAAATTTTCTTGCCATCCGGCTGAATCTTTGGTGGTTGTGTCGCGCGTTTCCATTGAAACGCTCAATGATGCAGATGTGGCACGACCAATGATGTCGTAAGTTGAACCACTATCTTCCGAAATTTGAATTACAACGTCAGTTGAATTCATGATGCTTGTTGATGCCATCTTTTCTTTTTTTTACTTTATAAATTTACAAAATCAATCGCGAGACACCCGAAATTTCAAATCACATTGTGATCCAAAGGTTCGTTCGTCATCGCTAAACAAATCGCGTTGCCCTTCGAACATACACGATTGAACGTTCCCGCCTTGAATATATAGTTTCATTCTTTCGAATGCACTGCGAACATATTCAATGCCGTTTTGTGTGTCCGCATAACTGGTCGAAACCAACGTGATGCGGACATCTATTTCATCAATATGCGAGTCGCTTTCCTTCGACATACTTGTTGTAATATTTACAACCTCGTAAATCGCGAATGGCCTCGTTTGTGCTTGTGCGCCTACAACGGGAAAAATTCGTTTGCCAAACAATCCAATCAATGCTGAATCGTTTTCGAATTTATATTTGATTGCCTTCCCTATCATTGTCGTGCGGCTTTTGTTTTCTTATTCAAAAATGAGCGCATCAATCGTTTGAATTCACTGGCAACGCCACCAGCCGTTTTTGTTCGTGCGCGTCTTGCGAAACCATATCCATCGCCACGATATGCCCCATTTTGTAAATATCCGTATTCCAAAAAATGCGCAAACCAACCGCCTTTTTCGGGGTCGGAAAAACTGCGCTTCACCCTTGGGCCAACTGACAATGACGCAAATGTTTGCCCACGATTCACGCGCGTAGTAATTACGCCAATCGATTTTGCCAACGTCCCCGATTTTATTTCAGCGTAAACGCCGCCGCTTCTATATACTTTGAACACGTTTGGCCCTTGTATCTTCGCCTCATCGCGGTATGCCTTAACCATTGGGCGCAATGCCTTGCGTGCAATGCGGCGTATTTGTGCGGTGGTGACGGAATCTTTTAGATTGTCCAATTCTTTGAATGCGCGTTCGAATTCTTTTTTGATGTCTTTTTCATCAAAACCAATGAACGCGCCACCCGTTCCGCCGCCGGTTCTTTTGCCCGTGTTTACTGCTTGACTTAATCGGCCCATCGCGTCACAATTTTTTGGAATGCCTTGCGGTCATCTGCGTTCAAAATGGCTTCAATCTTGTAGGTTTTGTCGTTGTATCTTATACGCATTTTTTCGTTTATATCCGAACGATATCGGATGAAGAATTCAACGCGTTTGGTGGCAACCAATTGGTTCCCTTCTTCGCCTTCGCTTCCGCGCTTTTCTTCCACCTTGGCCCATACGTCGGCCAATGTAGCAAAGTTTTTGATTCTTTGCCCATATACATCAGTATATTCCGTGAATCCTTGAATCGTGATTCTTCGGTCTAATTGTCCCGCGTGGTCAATCATTAGAATGTGAAAATTCTGTATGGGTTCCACAAATATTCCGATGCCGTCGGCAACTGACGAACGCGATCGTTCCTTTGGTCATACAAATCCGATATGACCAACATCATGCCTTGAATCAATGGTTTCGGAATCGCTGACGCATCCGTCCCCACATTATAACGCACAATCACTTGGTTGACTACACCAGCCGCGGCAAACCAACCCGATACGGATTGAATTCGTCCCGGTTCGGAAATCAAGTCCGTGACATATGCGTCCGTTGAAATCGTCACTTCGGAACCGATTTCATCCACATATTTCACCGATGATATTGACGCCACGGGACCGCGAGACAAATAAATAAGGTTCGACAAATTGTCCCAACGATTCGTGGGGAATTTATCGAAATATTCATCAATCGTTGTGGTCACCAAAATGCGGCGTGTGTATTCTTCACACATTTGACGTGCGGCCGTGATTAGGGCTTCAATCAATGTGTCGTCATCACTATGGTCAACGCGCAAAAAGTTTTTTGCTTCGGTCAATGTGATGGGTTCCGACGCCGCTGGCGTTACAATATCAATTGCCATTTATCGGGTTTCTTTTGTGGTGTTCTTCTTTACTGCTTTTTTTGCACGCTTCTTTGGTGGTTCTGCGATGGCCTCACAAAAACCAGCGTTCAAAAAATCCGTCACCATTTCGGTGGAACGGATTTCCACTACCGCGCCTTTGCGATAGTGGAACCCGCTTCCCGAAATAGATTTTAGAAATCTAACTTTCATTGATTACGCTTGGATCAAGTGTTTCACCGCGCGGCTATCAAGAACCGCCGCATCTTTGCGAGCGTATGCAACGAAACCAACTTCCAATTCGTCCATGTATCTTTCGTTGAGACGTACGATTTGAACGCCACCAGCCGAACGAACAACGTATTTGCTGAAATCAGCGGCAACAAGGGTTTTTGTACCAGTTGCGATGCTTGACTGCATGTCGTTGTTGTAGTATACATTGTATCCGAACAATTTATCTGGTT